GCTTGACGCACCGGAGCTTGCTATGGAACCTACATTTGAACTCGATTTTGACGTATTACAAAAAGAATGCGATTCAAAAGCTAAAAAAATGATTAAGAATGCTACGGGATTTATGCTTTCGGATGAAATCATAAAACAAAATCCATATCTTAAAAATAAAATGCAAGTTGATATTCTTTCCCTTTCTGGTATGCTTTATCAATTAAAGGTAAATGAAACTATGCAAAAGACCCTCATGGAGGAAGTACGTAGTGGGGCCGCACACCCACGCATGTTTGAGGTCTTTGGTCAACTTAGCAAGACCATCGGGGACTTAAATAAGCAACTCCTACAAACCGTAGAAGCCATAAAAGCAACCTATAAGGATATTCGATTTGATGTACAAGAAAAACAGAATGAGTTAAGAGCAATTGGACCTGGTCAAAATGGAATGGTTAGGAATGATAAAGGTCTTGTAGCTCTTGGAACAAAAGAATTAATTAATGAAACAAAAAGATTAAAAGCTGCTCAAAATGACCAGGTTGTCATTATAAAAGGAGATCAAAATGTTCAAGATATTGAAGAGATAAAAACGGAATAAGGTATATATGTTAAAGATCCGTTAAAAATGGCACAAAATATTGTATGGAACACTGAAATAGTCAATGAAGCTCTTGGAAAACTTAGGTATGGAGCGGATGTTAATCTAGACTGTTTTCATCAAAGAGATCCAGAATTAAAAGCTGATAATATTCTTTTTCAATTAACTCACGAAGAAGAACAAGAATTTATAAAATGTTCTCAAGATATAGAATATTTTGTAGAAAAATATTGTCGATTCTTAACTGACTACGGAAGGCAGACGGTTACTTTAAGGGATTTTCAAAGAGATATTTTAAATACCGTTGGCGAAGAGGTTTGGATAAATGATTTAGAAGATTTTGGTCCTAAAGTACGAAATTATATTTTGATGGCATCTCGTCAGACAGGAAAAACCACAACAATTTCTGCTTTCTTTGCTTGGTATCTTTGCTTTCATACAGATAGAAATTTACTTATTCTTGCTAACAAACAGGCTACAACTACAGAAATTGTGGCAAAGGTTGTTGATGTTTTCAGGGGTCTTCCATTCTTTCTTAAACCAGGTATAAAACAAATTGCAGTTTTAGGTTTGAAACTTGATAATGGATGTATGCTAACATCTCAGGCAACAACCAGTACAGCAGCTATCGGTTTTACAATTCACGTATTATACATCGATGAGTTTGCTCACATTAATCAAAAATTAGCTCGATCCTTCTGGAGATCTGTTTATCCTACGCTTTCATCCTCTCGTGTATCTCAGTGTATTATTTCTTCTACCCCCGATGGAATGGATAATTTATTCTTTGAAATATGGGATAAAGCCAACAAGGGTCTAAATAGTTTTATTTATAAAAGGGTAGACTGGTGGGAGGTTCCCGGCAGAGATGATGAATGGGCCGAAAAGGAAAGAGCTAACTTTACCCCGGAGGCATTTGCTCAGGAATATGAACTTTCATTTGATAGCAAAAGTAATATTCTTTTATCGGGGAGCGATTTAGCTTGGCTAAAGAAAATTCAAAAGAAATATAAATTCCATGAATTAGAAAAGTCCTCTTTGGACGAAATACTTTATCGAGATAATCTTTTGTGGCATCCGGATTTTGATCCTAATGATGATTTTCCTTTAAATATGTATAGATTTATTTTATCCAATGATATTGCAGAAGGAAAAGATGAAGAAGAGAAAAAAGATAACGACTATAATATTACAACTATTTGGCAAGTGGAACCTAAATCTATAGCTAAATTAAGAAAATTAAGAAAAGATGAAAGAACAATAAAAAATCTTTTCAGAATAAGACAAGTTGGTATATTCCGAGATAATATTGGAGATGAAGAAGTTATGGCAAAAGTCAATAATGCTTTAGCTTTTGATCAGTTTAATCCCGAATCAGTTAAATGGGTTACCGAAATGAACTTTAATGGAAAAGCTTTTTTAAATAAAATTGCCGAGCACGAAGATTATTTTGAAGGAATGGTAATGCACTCCTATCATACTGCTCCAGTTCCGGGAGAAAAACCACCAAGAAAAAAAGCAGGATTTAAACAAAAACAAGATAAAGATTATTTTTGCAAATTAGGAAAAAGATTAATATCTCAAAAAACTATTTTGCCTAGCGAAAAATCAACAATTAGCGAGTTTGGGTCTTTTGGAAAAACAAAAACAGGATATAAAGGCATTGCTAAACATGACGATGCTGTTATGACGGTTTTAAATCTTTCTCGTTTTTATGAAGAGCCAGAATATGAAGATTGGCTTTATGATTTTTTGGAAGATATGCCGGATTCTTTAATTAAAAGATATATGCTAGCTATTCTTGAAGAACCAGATGATAGTCAGGATTTAAATGATAATGCTTTTTCAGCATTTTATGAAAACCCAGATGCCATTACAGCTGAACAAGAAGAATTAAGAAAAATATGGTTGCAAGGCGAAAAAAACAAAGCATCTAATTATGGCGGGCTCCCTTGGAAAAGCGGGGGATCGTCATGGTGAAAAAGTTAAAACGGGGTTTTTCATTCTATGATATATAAATAAAAGACATTATTTGAAAAGTCAGAAAGTAGATTTTCCTTAAATTTTTGACGAATAAATAATAAAAATAAATGAAATAATATGGCAAAACTTTCTTTAGATCTATCCCAATTTAAAGCTGCTGGTGTTTATACAGTCGAAGTAGATCAGTCTGAAAGAATTACAGTTTCTACACAATCCTTAAGATTGGTAGTTGGATTCTCAAAAGTAGGGCCATTCAATGCTCCTACCTTCATACGTTCTACAAGAGATCGCTTCAGATTTTTTGGAGATATAGACAAAAAGTTAGAGAAAAAAGGATCTTTCTTTCAGAGATCAATAGATACCTGCTTACTTCAGGCACCTGTGTTTGCTCTAAACCTTTTAAACATTGGGATGGATGCTTCTTCACTAGCAACTGATAGAACTGAATTTGTATCACTTTCTTTAGCATCAGATGCTTCCAATAATGGAATTTTCAATGATCCTTATATCAATTTCTTCAACAGAGAGAGATTTTGGAAAGCTGATCCTGATTACCTATTAGGGGTAGCTGGGAACAAAGAAGGAGTACCAGGTCTTGCAGAAAGTACCTCTCTTCTTCAAGTTGCAAATATTGGAACGAAACAATTATCATTCATAGTAAGAAAAGCTGTAGGTATTCAGGGATATAGCGTTACAGCTACAGATTGGTATGGAAATAAGGATCTTATCCCTTATAAATGGATTCGTCCTTACGACTTAATGAAGGATTATTTTATCCAGGTTATAGCTATTGAAGGGGATTGGACAAATTATACTAACTTATCTTCAGATCCATTCTTCTCAGCTTATTTCAATACAAAAGGTATTATTCCTTCAAAATTGAATGACTTCATTAATCTTCCTCAGGTTAGTTTAGTTGGATCCTGGATTGGAACATTTATTCCTGATTTCAGAGATCAGACTGGAGCTAATCAGAATATTGAAGATATTGTTAATGCTTCAGTATCCTTAACCGGAATCCTTATTAATGTTAACCAGGATGCTCTCGATCAGCTTATTTGGGATAAAGATCAGAATCAATGGGAAATGGGAGATGGAAGTTCAACCGAAGGTGCAAATCATATTGTGGATTTAGTAGGACATGGACTTATTGATGCCTCAGCTGATGTATCAACTGGGTTCCTTAGCTATCAAATCGATATTAGCACAAGTGTTTTCCATAATACTTTACCTGTTACTCTTTTTGAAACAGGAACTACAACTGGAAAAGAATTTTATCTTAATAATGTAACTGATGCTGCTAAAATTAGCATTGGAACTCTGCTTAAAAAAGACCTTGCATTAGCTGATAACGGAATCCCAGGAGTAACTTATGTAACTTCTAAAATTTTTAGAACTGACGTATCAACAATTACTTCTCCTAATGGAGTTTACGTTCTTCAATCAGCGGAAGCAATCGATGGTGGAACAGCAGCTACACAGGTAAAAACTCAAATGACTATTGATGATCCATCAGTTGCTACAAGCTACAAGCTACTTAAACTCGATGGACTTAGACTTACCTCTAACCATCTACCAGGATATGATATAAATGGTTCTCCAAATGCAGAAGCAGGTGTTATCAAAATCTATGAAATGCTTGAAGACGAAGGAATTCTTAGAGGCTTAACTAATCCTGATATGATTAATTACAGATATGTAGTTGATACAATGGCCTATGGTCTTAGACCTAATTTGGGAGGTAAAGTTTATCTTTCCAAACTTGCTAAGAAGAGAGGTAAAACTACTGCTATTATTAGTGCTCCTTCAATGACTCAATTTTCAACAAGTCAGGATCCTTACTTCTGCGACGTATTCGTTAGCGGAGTTGATCCAAAACCAATTTTCAGTACGGAGTACATTCCAGTAGGAGGTAATCCTGATATGCCAAGAAGCTTCAGATTTACTCTTCCTGATGAAGACAATGGATCAAAGTTCACCGGTGTATTCGGACCATTCTTAAAATATACTGAGAATGATAAAGTTATCCTTGTTCCACCAGCTGCTGATATTTCAAATAGCTTTGTAAGGAAATTCTTAGGAGGAGATCCATACGCTATTGTAGCTAATAAAAATGGTATCATTTCTAATCCTAATCTTGCAGGTGTAGAATATATGCTCGACAAAGAAGATAGAAGCTACCTAGAACCATTTGGATATAACTCAATTATTGAGAGAACATCAACAGGTGAAGTTCTTATCTATGCAAATAGAACGGCTTATCAGACTGTAAAGAGCGATTTCAACTACTTACATGTGAGAGAGCTTCTTAACACAATTGAACTACAGGTTGAAGAAGTCCTTAAGAATTACGTATTCGATTTTAATAACCCAGTAACTCGTCTTACTATCATAAATGCAGTAACTCCTATTCTTGAATCAATGAAAGATGCAGGAGCTCTTATTAATTACCAGATTACGATGGATGAATCGAATAATACTCCAGATATCGTTGATGAAGGTCTTGCAATTATCGACATTGGAGTTTGGATTACTAAGGGTATGGAGAAAATTATCCAGAGAATTACAGTATACAAAACTGGTGGATCTAGCTCAGGTAGCTTTAGCTCACTTTAATGGAGAATATATAAAATAAAAGTAACGCGATATGGCTGAAAATTTCAAAAGTCAAGGAACATTCGGAATGCCTCACTGGAGAAGTTCAAGAGCAGCACAAGAACTCTATGAACCGCTATATTTGAACTTATTTACAGTTCAGATCTCCCTTCCAGTTGGTGTTGGCTCTACAGAAGAGAATACGAATCTTCTACTTGAAAATATTATAAGTATAGGTGGATTGGAATCCAATTCATTCCCAACAACTCCTGTTTCTCAGCAGTATAAATGGGCAACCAGGAGATTTGCTGGAGCTAAGCCTGACAAGACTACGATGGACGTTGCTCTCTCTTTTGAAGTGAACTTAAATCGTACTCCAAGTGCTTATGTTCTTAAAACCCTCAGAAAATGGAATGACTTAGTTTATGATCCTTTAACCGGAAGAACTGGTATCAAAGCTGATTATGTAGCTCCTTGGGCATTAATTACCCTTTATGATAGAGCTAATAATCCTTATTGGCAGTGGAAACTTTACAATGTATTCCCAATAACTCCTCTCAATGTGCCTGAAATAAATTACATGAGCGAGGAAATTTATAGGATCGAAGGTTATACACTTGCTTGCGATTCATGGGATGAAACAATAGTTTAATATAAATCTAAAGATTATGGCAGTAGTAAAACTAGTAGCTGAAAGCCTTGAAGAACTTTCTGAAAGACTTAAAGGAAAACAACATAAAATAGATGCCGATGAAAATAAAAAAATCACCGGTAATGATTTTAAAATTCTAAGAGGCGAAAAGAAACCCCCTAAAAGAGTAACAGATAAGAAAAAGAAATAACATGAAAAAACTTATTTGCGAAAATCTCGAAGAGCTAAATGAATTAAAGGCTGGGGTACCTTCATGGCCAGAAGACGATGAAAGAGTTCCGCCAGAAATTCGGGATGTTATGTATCAAGCTGGGAAAGAAAACTTTGAGAAAGAAGGTGTTGAAAAAAATGAGAATGAATTTGGGGTTGAAGAGGAACTAATGGATTATTTTTTAGAATTAATTACAGATACAAAGAATTATACTGATTTGGATCGAGCTTCAATCGAAAGAATTTTTAAAAAAGCAATGGATATTACATATCAAGAGGGTTAAAACCCTCTTTTTTTGTTTAAAACTATCAGGTTTTTTGGTGTATAATAATATATAGATAAATCGTATAAAATTCTATAACTATGCCAGAAATTAATGAAGAAAAATTAAAAGAATTTGTTGAACAAAAAGAAGGACAAGTAGGTCC